TTACTGTCTTTTGCCACATATACTTACCATTTTGCCATGTTGGTGCTTCTTCTGACCATCCACTTGCTGGAGCTGTTGTTGTATTATCTCCTAATGCATACATTACTTTTACTGATTTAATTGTTTTATTTGTCTTTTCTTGGACTTCTTTTAATGTAGTATTTATTGTTGTTACACTTGTCTTTACTTCTCCTAAATCAGTTTGTATCTCTGCTACTGTTTGTGATGTTTTAGTTGTTGTTTCTTCTAATTCATCTATTCTTGTATCATATGTAGGAGTCCAATTTGTTCCATTATATCTATGTAATTTATTTTTATTTCCTAAATCTATCCATAAATCACCTACACCGACACCTTCAACAGGTTTTTCTTTACTATAAAATGTTTGAATCTTTTTATCTGCTGTTAATTGTGCTTGATTTGCACTTTCTATTGCTTTTTTAACATCTGGATTATCTAACTCTTTCCAAACCTCTCCATTAAATCTATATATCTTGCCTTTTTCATAAATATCTACTGCTTCAGTTACATACCACAAATCACCTTCTTTTCCTTCTGGAATTGTATTTTGATAATATGTAGTAGTAATCTTACCTTCTACTATTTCTATATCTGCATTTACTTTGTTTATTGCTTCATCTAAATCTTCTGCTATTTTATTGATATCAGATTGTAATCCATACTTTATATCTTTTACCCAGTGAGATTCATTATATGCTTCACTATTCTGAACTGCATTTAATATTTCACCTTTTTTTCCTGCTTTATGGTCTGTATCACTTTGAAGAATCCAAGTATCTCCTATGTGATAATTGCTAGGCTGTGAAGTATATGTTTTATTCTTACTTTCTGCCAGTTCAGTAGCTCCTGATTCAGTTACCCAATCTTTTTGATTAAATACTCCTACCTCTCTTGTAGTTATACAAGTATATATCTTATTATCTTTAATCCATGTATCTCCTGCCTTATATGGAGGTTGAGGAGTATTAGTATAATGTGTTGATAAATTCTCTGTTTTATTTGATACATCATTGCTTATGTTCTCTTGTGTATCTTGTAATTTTTCATTTAAATATCCTAAATTTACTAAATCCTCATCATATTTTGGCTCATTATACATACTAATCTCCTTTATACAATGTGCCAAGTGTATATATTATTGTAATATCATTAAAGCACATTTCCTTTTCATTGTTACTTTCTAGATATAATGCAAAATATCCTAGTCTTTTTGCTTGCTTCCTTATTGTTATTATTTTAGGGAACGAGGAATTTTCATATATTTTTTGTAATACATGCTTTGTTCCATTTTTTAATATATATCCAGCATCCATATTCAAATCTGAAGGATTAGTAGATATCATTACTCTTCTTATATTCTTTCTATAAGCTATTTGTCCTAGATTCAAATATGGAGAAATCCAGTAACTTTTTACTGGACTATCTATATCTTTATATCTATCAACATCATTATTATCTCTAAATGTGCATATATTCCCACTCTTATCCCCAAAATACAGCTTGTTATTCCACACAAACCACACTCTAACTGGTATATCAGTAAAATAAAACCATTCTAATTGATAATTGCTATATTTAGAATTGTTTGATGTTGATTTGAATCTACTATCTGCTACATACACATTATTATTTATTGCTAAATAATATTTACCATCATTACAAATACCTACTGCCTCTTTAAGATTAGGTTCCTTTAATAATTTTCCATCTGCATAATAACTTCTATGATATACAAATCTTTCATCTGTCATACTAGATGCATTTATTGCAAATACACCATTATTAGTTAATATAAGAGGCTCGTTGATTAGCACATCGTGTGCCATACTAGCTATATTTCCTTCTCCTTTTGCACTACCTTCTATTGGAAATACTTCTACACCACTAAATGTGCCATAACCTATATAGAATATTGTATTATCAGTATCTGATACATCTTTCAAAACTGCTAATTTACCATCGTTCATTTTAGCAAATCCTGTTATTGCAGATGTAGCAAGACCAACATTTATTATATTGTTTACTGGAATATATGTAATATCATCTATATCTGAATAGTTAACTAGATTTGGAAAATCTGGATTACCACTCATAAATACTCTATTTGTATTACCTGCATATCCATATGCTTGCATAATATTACATTTGTTTATTTGTGATTTATTCTCTGCTATTTCTTTTGTATATGTTATTCTTACATTATCTCTTTCATCAACAGGTGATATTCCTACTGGAGCATCAAATGTTACTATTCCTTTTTCTAAATCTACTTTATATTCAGTATCTCTTGTTTTTATTTGCCATTGACCATTACTATCAAGAACTTCTACTATAATTGGCAAACTAATATCTGTTGCATCTAGCACATAATCTAATGATGTTGCATCTCCTAAAAACATATTCATACAAGTATTTGATACCATATTTACTTGTTCATATGGCTGTGATGCTAATCCATCTGGATTTCTTGATATTTGTGTAATTGCTGTTCTTCCAATAGTATCTAAATATGCACATTTGTTATTTTCCACTAATAAATCATATACTACTGCTCTTTTACCATCTAATATTAGCAATTTGTTGTTAATTATAATTCCTGTTGATATTGAATCTTTTAATCCTTCCAATATCACTTCATAACTGCTAAAATCAGTTTTCATTTCATACAGTTTTGTTCCACAGTGTATTACAAAAAACTCTCCATTTACTGTATCTACATTCCATATTCCATTTATGTTTGCATTATCTCCTAAATAAGCTAATACTTTATATCCATTTCTCTTTTCTATTGTTCCATTATTATTTATAAAATTACTTCCATCTCTGCATCTTCTTCTATCTATTTCTGACATTGCTGAACTAAAATCTATACCTAAAAATCCTGTTAAATTATATTGATATTTAGTAGGTGAAGCTGGTATATTAAAACTTGCCATATTGTTCTCCTAAAATACTATTTCAACCTCTGTTGGGTTATCTATATATCTTTGTAGTTCTTGTAAACCTATCTCAAACTCATTTCTATATTGAGTAGCTTGTGCTATGTCATCATCTTTATATAATTGACTTGCTATATAAAGAGGAATTAAAACACATGCTTCATCTGCAAATGGTAATTCTTCATCATTTGCTGTTAATTCAGTTAATTTGTATTTTTCTACTACAACATATTTCTTCTCATTTTTGGAATATTCAAAATTATTTTGATAATAAGGTAATATTCTATTTATTGCTTCATTACCTGCCTCTACCATTCCATTTAAATATACTTTTGTATCATCATCACTTGATAATCTATCTAAATCTGCTACTTTTATTATTTCATCCTTTGCAAACATTTTCTTCAATGCACTTAATTTAATCTCTCCCCAAGTCATAAATATTCTCCTTTCACTTTTGTGAGAATTGAACTCACTAATACCTTTAAAGTGATATATAAGGATTAGTATTAAACTAATCCTGCATTTTTTAATTGCTCATAAACAGGTATTGAAACTTCTGTTTCTTTTCCTCTTATGATTTTGGCATACTTTTCATTTATTCCAACGATAATTTCATTATCTTTTGGATTCAATGGGTCTACTGGAATTTTAACTTTTATAGTTTTTTCCTTTACTTCTTTTTTTACATCTTCTGCCTTTACATTTTCATTTGCATTTCTTGCCATTTCAAAAATCCTCCTTTATATAAAAATTTAAGGAGCATAAAGCTCCTTATCTTACTCGTTTACACAAGCTTCTACTCTTACTAGAGCTTGAGGTTGTGTTATAACTGCAGTAAAGCAGTTTTTCCATCCTGCACTTGCTCTTTGGTTTAATGGGTCATCAGTTCCAGCTGAACCATTTGGTTTTACGATTATTTCAGGTTTACCTGCTCCACCCTCTAGGTCAACACAAGCATATGAATCTTTACCATATGCATATGCTATATGGATTTCTTTATCTCCTTCTACAACAGTTTTTAAGTTTGTTGTTTCAAAGAATTTCATACCATGCATTTTTCCTAGTTCACCTTTTACCATTTGCTCTGGTTTAGCATATTTAGAAACATCTACCCAGAATGGGTCCTCCATTAAGTCATAAGCCATACTTGGGTCAACTTGCATATGATAGAAACCATCTGCAAATCTTTTAGCTTTTGCATTTTTAAGTTTTCTTACTAATTTCTTTATATCATCTCCAGTTAGAGCTGTTGCTACTGCTCCTCTTGTTTGAACTCCACCAGCATAGAACACATTTGTTCCAGTTGATATAGCTTCTTGGATACGAGTATCAACTACTTCACCTGCTTCTTCACCTAGAACTTCAGATGTTTCTGTTAATACTGGGTCAATACCTGTCATTTGGATTAAGTCAGATATTACTACATAATCTCCTTCTTGTTTAACAACAGCATTGATGTTTGTGATATTTAAATCATTTCCATCTGGTGTTACACCTTCTGTTAATGATGAACCTGGTGCTGTTAATGAATTAAACTTTCTAAAATTCATTGTTGTTCCACTATTTTTTGGTAATTTTTTCTTTTGCGCATCTTTATAGAAATTTAATTGTGGTAATAATCTTTCTATTAATGCTCTTTCGTAGAAGATTTTATCTTCTGCAGATAATTGATTGTGACCTTGCACATTTGTTATTGTTTGAACTTTTGTAGCCATTTTAAATTCCTCCTATTACTACACGATACATAATAGCTACATTTATAGTAGCTATCTTAATTCACCATCTTTGGCTTTTTTTAGATATTGTTCAAATTGTTCTTTGGACATGTTATTCCAGTTAATCTCCTGTGGCTCTGCACTATTGATTGCTCCTGGAGTAGCATTGTTGTTTGCAACAATTTGTTTTGCTGTTTCTACTGATTTCTTTTGGTATTTATCTATAAAGCTTTTATAACTTTCATAGATTTCTGCTAGTGGCATTGTTCCCACTTTACCTTTTGCAAAAATATCAAAATCCTTATCTTTAGTAAGTTCAGCTAGTTTCTCTTCACCATACTTACCTACAAAGTCTTTGGTATCATTTTTATACCATTCTTCTTGTTGTAGCTGTTTATCTAGTTCAATTTGCTTTTTTGCTTCATCTCTTGCTCTAGATTTTTGGAGTTCTCTATATCCTGCAACTGGGTCTTGACCTTTTGCATCCAATTCATACATATCTTCGTATTCTTGTGCATCATATTGGTCTTTGATTATTTCTCCAGTATAAGGATTTTCTTTACCAATTAAACTATCAACTCTACCTTGTTTTTTGCCTTGTTCAAAAGCTTCATTACGAATTTTTTCTATTCTTGCTTCAGCTTCTTTTTCAGCTTGTATCCTTGCTAATCTTGCAACTTTATTGTCCTCTTTAGATTGCACAGGTTTTTCTGCAGTATTCTCTGCAGTAACTTCTGCAGATTGCTCTGCATCTTCTACAACATTTTCTGTTGTATCTTCTTGTTGAGTAGTTTCCTCAACTTGATTTGTAGTATCTTCCAATACCTCGTGTTGGTCAGCGCCTCCAACATTGTTTACGCTTTCATTTTCTAATTCGTTATTCTCCATAACATTTCCTTTCATATGAGATTTTTGCGCTTTTCTCTTGCGAATTTATAGTTATAAGCCCAACTATTTAGGCAGTAAAAAAAGAGCCTATTGGCTCTCATTACTCATTATTTGTGGTGCAGGTTGTTGTGCCTGCTGTAATATTCTTGTTACATATTGTAATACTTGTGGATTACTTGCTATTTGCTCACTTATCTCTGGTGGCAATAGCTTTTTCTTCCTTATTTGTTTTAATCTTGCTTTAAATGGCATTGCATTATCTGGATATAACTCTATAAACTCATCAAATGTTATATCTCCTCTTTGCAACGATGCCTCTAACAATGCTATAGACATAGATTCAGAATAAGCACTTCCAGCACCTACATCTATAACTGTATTAAATTCCATACCTCTATACTGCGCACCATTAAATGTTTCTGTTGTTGTTCCTTCTTCTCCTTCAACAGTATATATAGTATCAAAATCATAATATGCTTTGAAAAACTGTTCCCATATCTTTGCTATCTTGGAATGAACTCTCCAAAACTTCTTCTGCATATCTTCAATAGGAACTTTTGCTTGACTTTGTAATGCTACAATAGCACTACCTGACATGTTTGCTCCTAATACTTCACCTGATGCTATCTCTGTTGCTCCTGTGAATACTCTTACAAGTTCTATTAACTTGTCTGATACAGCCATAGGTGTTGAACTAAATGCAGGTGGATTTAAGTATTTTATACCATCAAATCCAGGAGAGTAGTCAGTTATTATTTCTCCAGGTTTATTTGTTATACTTTTTCCATTCAATGCTCTTGGTCTAGTTACTATTTTAGGGAATCCTATATTTTGACCTGCCATAAGCATCATAGCATAGTTAAAGTTAATAGATTTTTGTATTGCAATAAGCTGTTCTACTTCACTTATTCCATATATACTTCCTTCTCTATCTTTATGTTGTCCTACTGCTATTGGATATAAAGTCATTTTAAAACTTGCTTCTACTGGTTTATCTGCTACTCCTAATGAATCTGTATCTTCATTTAATCTATTATCTTCATCTAATTCAAGCTTAACTGATTCTTTATTTGGAGTTAATGGTGTTTCAGGTTGTATAACTACTTGCTTTGTAGTCTTTGTATAATAAACTTCTCCATTTACTCTAAAATATCTAGTTAACACAGTAGCATATGCTTCTCCATCTTGTTCTTCAGTATCATAATTCTTTTCTGAATCTTCATCTGCTTGTATTAGTTCAATTTCACTATCTTTTATTCCATTTTTCTTTGCTATCTCTTTTAATGTTTTTACATTTTCTCTACTTTGCAGTATTATCCATTTTTGTTTTTGTTCATCTGTTTCTTTTGGATTTGCAAATACTACATTAAGTAAATCTACTAATTGTCCATTTAATCC